CTGTTAGCTGGCGCCCCTACAAGTAGAAGTGGTGCAGCGTCGGGAATGGGCCGTGGCAAGGGTGGTGCCGCACCAAAGTCTGCTGTATCGCGCAGCTCTATTCTTGCTGGCATAGGTAATGTAGGCATGGGCGGTGGTGGTAGCGGTTCCGCTCGTACTGCTGGGAGGCAGTATAGATGAAGTCACCTAAATACCTTGGCTCAGTCAATGACATGAAGACGAGGGAGAAGAGGGCGTTTGATACACAGGCAATGTGGCATGACCAACTGTCTGATGTATATGAATACTTCTTGCCTCAGCGTAACCTGTTTGAGACTGAGAACACCGGGCAGAAGAAGATGGACCGCATCTTTGATAGCACCTCTCTCACCTCTATTCAGCAAGCAGCAAGTAAGCTGCAAGAGAACATAGCTCCCATTCAGGCGCGTTGGGCTGCATTTCAGCCTAGCAATGAAGTGTTGGAACTACTGAAGACCGGCGAGTTTGGCGTTACTGAGGAGCAGATCCGCGCAAACCTAGACAAGCAGGGCGAGATAGTCTTTGACTACATCAACCGTAGTAACTTTGGTACGCAGTTCTATGAGGCCGCGCTAGATCTATTGATTGGCACAGCTACATTGCGTATTGATGAGACAGACGATGAGATGAACCCTGTTGTATTCCACTGTATACCGCAGAAAGGCATAGCGTTTGAGGAAGGCCCGTTCGGTAACATCGAGACACACTGGCGTAGGTTCAATGTTAAGGCTCGTTTGCTTGAGCGTATGTGGCGAGGCATAGAGGTATCACAGACTATCCGCAGTCTCATTGATAACTCTCCAGACTCAGATGTATCAGTGAGTGAGGGCGTGGTCTTTGAGCCTAAAGCAAAGAAGTATTACGGCTGTCTATGGGTAAACAACGAAGACAGGTTCTCATGGGTTGAGGATTTCGGTGAGACGTCGCCTTGGGTCACTGGCAGATACACTAAGGTAGCCGGTGAAGTGCGTGGGCGTGGTCCTGCCATGCAATGTTTGCCAGATGTACGCAGTCTGAACAAAGCCAAAGAGTTTGTATTGCAGAAGGCGGCTATTGATCTTGCAGGAATGTATACAGCCACAGATGATGGCGTGACTAACCCGTATAACTTGACCATTGCACCGGGCGTTGTGATCCCTGTTGGATCTAATAACACCAGCAACCCGTCAATCATGCGGCTAGATACCGGCACCAGCCTAGGGCTTGCACAGTTTGAGATAACTGAGCTACAAAACTCTATCAAGTTAGCCTTGTTCAATGACCTGCGCGACCCCGCTGGTCCTGTTAGGACTGCGACTGAGATAGCTATAGAGAGCAGAGAGTTAGCCAAGCGTATTGGCTCTGCATTCGGACGGCTACAGACTGAGGTGCTGATACCTATCCTGAAAAGGGTGGTGGCTATCCTGACTAGACGCGGACTAATCATGCCTATCCAACTAGATGGTAGAGATGTAGACGTTAAGTTCACCTCTCCCCTTGCTAGAGCGCAGGATGGTGAGGATCTGCTGTCACTACAGCAAGCTATACAGTTTGTTGCCAACAATGCTGGACCTGATCTGATAGCTACCTCTTTCAAGATTGAGGACTTTGGCAGTTATGTTGCACAGAAGACCGGCATGGCTGCTGAGTTAGTACGCAGTGACGCAGAAAAGCAGCAAGCTATACAAGCTGGCGCTGAAGCGGAAGCAGCACAGCAACAGATTCCCCAACAACCGCCTAACTTACAGGCTGTTGAATGAGTTGGGAGGATGTAGAGGGTAGAAATGAGGACGCTCACAAGGCTTCTGCGGAGGCCAGAGAGCGTTACTCTGAATTAGCTAAGGCATATAGCCGGTGCTTTTCTACTGAAGATGGGCAGAGGGTGGTAGAGGATTTAACAAGGAAGTTCTTGCTAGAGAATTCTACTGACCTAGGCGCTAGTAACGTCGAGTATGAGGCTGCGTATCACAATGGTGAAGCAGGTGTTATTCGTATGATCATTCACTATGTGCAACAAGCAGAGAAGGTATGAGCGAAGCAGAACAGATAGAAGAAGTGGTAGAGGTTGAGGAAGTTAAGCCTAAGAAGCGGGTGGTTAAGAGCAAGATCAATGTGATCTGTGATGAACCTGAGTACCTCAAGTCAATTGAGTTTGATATGGAGTGGCTCCAGAAGTTAGGCACGCAGTACGGGTTTGATGAATTCCAGTACCTCCACAAGTTCAGGGCATTTCGTTGCTTTAAATCTAATCAGCATCTTGATTGGATAGACGTAAACGATATTGCTTTGTTAAACGGTGCAAGACGGCTCGATAAGATCCTGTTAAAGCATCAACCAATAAGCCCTAAGCGGGCAGTAATTAATTATCCTTGGAGATAAGAATGTCAGAGGCCGTAGAAAACGACACCCTTGAAAGTAACCCAGCAGAATCATTGATTGATGCAGCAGAACCCACCCTCTCTGAAGGTGAATACTTCTTAACGGAAGGCATTAAGGGATCTGGTGACACGCCTGAGTGGTACAAGGCAGACAAGTACAAGTCCGTAGCTGACCAAGCTAAGGCATACACAGATTTAGAGAAGAAGTTCGGCGGATTTACTGGCGCACCCAAAGAAGGCTATGCAATGCCCGAGGGAGTGGATCAGGGCGACGAGCTAATGGAAGCCCTGCAAGGGTTTGCTGAAAAGACCAACATGAATCAGGACTCATTTAATGAGGCTTGGGAGTTATTGTTGGCACAGAGTGATGCAGTAGAGGAAGTATCTGCCGAAGCTGAGATTGCAAAGCTAGGCGATAATGCCGAGGGCAGGGTAAAGACTGTAGAGCAGTTCATGAAAAACAACCTAGACAGCGAAACCTATGAGCGGTTGCGGTTTAGTGTTAACAGTGCTGAGTCTATTGAGTTGGTAGAAGCTTTGATCGGCGCTACTGCGCCAGCCAAGTTACCTATTGATGGACACATTGAGCCGGGTGGCATGACATGGGGTGACATTGAGGCTGAGATGTTCCGCAAGGATGACAACGGCAACCTGCTGAGGTCGGTAGATCGCAACCATGAAGCCAAGATTCAACGCATGATGAAGGAATTTGGTGGCGATAAGCCCTATTCACAAACATTTGGCTAACATTTAGCCATAAATAGTGTTGACATCTTGAAAAGTGTGGTATCTTAGCTCGGTCGGATACCCCTTCTGGGCCTGACAGATCAAGGGTTAAAGACTGACCGATCTGTCGGGTACTCAGTTTAAGCCTTATAAGTGAGTGGCAATAACGCCACGTTAATTAATTTTGACAACTTAAAGGATTAATAAAATGTCAAAGAATCTATCCGCTGTTGCGGTTACCGAGTTTGACAGTATGGTCAAGCATGCCTACCAAGGCATGGGCTTACTGAAGAATTCCGTAACGTTACGCAATAATGTAGTAGGTGATACCTACAAATTCCGCCGCATGGGTAAAGGTCTTGCTAACCAGAAGTCTACTTCTGATCTAGTGACTCCTATGGACGTTGGTCACGAGTTCAAAACTGCAACTCTGTCAAACTGGAACGCTCCAGAATATACCGACATCTTTGATGCTGCTGATGTTAACTTCGATGAGAAGCAAGAGCTTGCAATGACTATTGCTGGTGCCTTGGGTCGTCGCTGTGACCAGCTAGTTATCGACGCTATGGACGGATCAACCCCTCTCACTACTGCTATCCCACAGGGTGGTACTAACCTGACAATGGCTAAGGTCATTGATGCACAGGTTGCACTGCGTGATCAGGGTGTGCCTAACACAGAGCTGTTTGCTGCTATTGAGAGCCAAGGTTTGGGTGGTTTGTTGAACGATGAGAAGGCTACAAACGCTGATTACCAAGCTATCAAGGCTTTGGTATCTGGTGAGATCAATACTCTTGTAGGTTTCCAGTTCGTCATCATCGAGACTCGCACTGAAGGTGGACTAACTGAAGCTGGCAACATCGTTGACTCTTGGTTTTTCCAGCGTCCTGCTGTTGGCCTAGCCATCGGTATCGATATGAAGACTGAAATCAACTGGATTGCTGAACGTACATCTTGGTTAACCAACGGTATGTTAAAAGCTGGCTCTGTCGTTCGTGACGAGGGTGGTCTGGTTAAAGTTCAATACGACAAGACTGCATAAAGGAGAAAGATATGGCTTTTGCAAGAGATGGTTTATGCCGCATTGGCGGTTCAGGTACAGGTGGAAGCACTTGGCAGTACACATCTACCGATGCTAAGGCAGTCGTTGATAACGCGGATTATTTCCTAGCGGCTATCAATGAATTGTCTATCGGTGATGTGATTATCTGCAAAGATACCACCACCGCTACAGCACCTGTAGTTACAATTACTTACATTAAGACTCAAACAGCTACCAGCATTACTGCTGCTGCTGGAACGACGATTACAGCGTAAGTTATGTAGTAAGAGGTCTGGGGGGTTCGCCCCCCTTTCCTTTTTTTTTGAGGGAAGGATATGGCGAGTAAGATCGACCTAGTAAGTAATGCGTTAATCCTCATTGGTGATACGCCTATCAACACGCTAGATGGAAACACTCGCGCCCAACAGGTGGGATCTAACCTCTATGACAACATTGTCAAGTTTGAAATTACTAAACATCGGTGGGGGTTTGCCCGTAAAAAGGCGCAACTATCCTTAACAACTGATGTCCCTGCGGACCCAGAGTGGCAGTCTATTTATCAGATGCCGTCTGATCTATTGGTCCTGATTAAGTTATACCCAAACATGAATTACCAAGTATATGGCGACAAGGTTTACACGAACGGTAAAGCTGCCATGTACTGCGACTATATTTATGACGTACCTGAGAGTGAGTGGCCTGTCTACTTCTCTAAGATGATTGAATACGCACTAGCCAAGGACTTCGCTACAAGCGTTAGAGACAGTTCGGCAGCTAGGGGAGAGATGTCTGCAGAGTATTTAAATGCGTCCCGTATGGCGCGTTTCACGGACTCTCAGCAGCACCCACAGACGAGGATACAAAGTAACCCGTTCACTAATGTTAGGTATTAGTTTTGGCTAAGACAAGATTCATACAATCTAGCTTTGTGAGTGGTGAGCTTAGTCCTTTATTGAAGGGCCGGATCGACCTGACCCAGTATTATCAGGGCGTACAGACCGCTAAGAATCTAGTGATTGTTCCTCAAGGTGGCATGAAGCGTCGTCCGGGTACTGAGTACGTCCAGACTGTTATCAACACCCTCACCCGTAATACTACTGTGCCAACTGTACCCAATGGCGGTACGGCTGCGAACGTAAACGATGACGATGACACAACTGTAAGCACCACCACAAGCAACATATCTACTACTAACCCGTATGTGGTATGTAGATTTGATCTAGGATCAGCTAAAGCTGTTGAATTCTTTGACGTTAGAAATGTATTTCTGTCTGCTGGTACGTCTAGTGAGTTCAAGATCCAGTATTCCACAGACGATGCTACCTATGTTGATGCGGCTACTGTCCCATTGTTGGGTATTTCCTCGCAGAGTTTCCGGTTATTCGCAGGCAAGACTGCTAGATACTGGCGGTTGGCTAGGATCGGTGCTACTGATCTAGGAACCGCTAAGATTACTGTCGGTACTGTTGCGCCTATAGAGCAAACTGCTACTGCATCTAACTTTAAGATGCTAGATTTTAGCGTTGAAGATGACAGGCACTACCTTTTAGTCCTGACTGAGAACAATATCCGCGTATTCCGTACACCTAATACTCATGTAGCGGACATAAAGACTACTATTTCGTCCGCGAATGTAGGCAATATTCGTGATACGCAGGTTGAGAACGTGATGTTGTTGTTCCAAGAGGACACAATCCCGCAGCGGTTAATCAATCTAGGCACCGATACAGACTGGTTTATAGATAACATACCGTTTAGTAACGTGCCTCAGTACGACTTTGATGACTCACTAAGCCC